CGGTAAGAAGAATATTCGTGATTTGCGCAAAATGGATTACTTAAAAGCGTAGAGCAAGGAATGCTTTCTTAGCCCAACTGTTTCCTGGGAAGATATTCACGGAGAGATAACATGGCTGTTCCAACCAATATTCTGCAACAAGTTCAAACCTATCAAGAGTCATCTCTTGCGTACTTAGTAAACTTGAATTGCTTTGTAACTACTGCAAATACTAAATTTAAAGATTTCGAAAATAAAATTGCTAACTTAGGCGACACTGTTACCTTCGATAAGCCACCAAGATTTATCACTGCTAACTCATTGATTGCTAACTTCCAAGGTTCTGTACAACGTGTGCAAACTTTAGTAGTCAATCAAGCGCAGAACGTAGCATATGATTTTACCGCTCAACAAATGATTTTCAACGTTGAAGATTATATGAAGATTTTCGGTAAGAGCGCTGTTGAAGAACTGTCAGCTAACGTTGAAGCTAACATCGCTGGAAACTGCGTCACTAACACATTTAGATTCTATGGTGATGGCGTTACCCCAATCACTACCTTTAATCAATTAGCAAAAGCTCTTGCATTATTCAGGACTTTTGGTGCTGCTAAGAATGATACTAAAGGCTTTATTCTTGATACTGCAGTGCCTGACATTGTAGGCTCTGGATTGAATCAGTTCACTGAAAATCGTAACAATGATACAGCCATGAGCTGGGAATTGGGTCCATTTTCTCGTTGCGAATGGTATCAATCAAACCTGTTGCCTGTTCACATCGCCGGTGATGAGGGTAATTTTGCCTCTGTTCTCACAGTGGTTTCTACTACACTTGATGCAAATGGTGCTGTTACTGCAATCACCTTTAGTGGTACTCATGCGGCAAGCGATGCTAATTCTGTATTGCAATATGATAAGTTTGAATTCAATGACGGCGTGGCTGGTCAAAATAATCTGCGATTCTTAACTTTCATTGGTCATCAACAATCCCAAGCCCCGGTTCAGTTCCAAGCAACAGCTAATGCAGCCTCTACAGCTGGTAGCCAAGTTACCGTGCCCATTTATCCGCCTCTAGTTGTAGGTGCCGTGAATAGTGCTACAGGTGATGCGCAGAACATCAATTATCCAATCGTAGCTGGCATGCAATGCTCAGTGTTGCCAAGCCATCGTGCTGGTGTGATTACTGCGGGCAATCCATTGTTCTTGGCAATGCCAATGCTGCCAGACCAAGACCCGTTCTATACCGCGAATGAACACGATCCAGATACCGGCGTAAGTATGCGCATGTATTGGGGGACTATCTTTGGAATGAATCAGCAAGGCTTCGTGCACGATATCATCTGGGGCAGTAAGTTGGTTAGCGAATATTCAATGGCGCTTATATTTCCACTCTAAAACTCTTCCCCTTCGATGTTTGGGCCTGTATAATAGCAGGCTCATAAACTAAAAAGTGGGTTTGAGATGGCGGCGAATAATAAGTGTAGCGATTGCGGTAAGGATAGGGAATTACCTCAATATGCAAATGATAGTTGTTGCAGAGCTTGTAGGAGAGAACGAAATAAACTGGCTAGAGCCGGCAAAATGCAGGCAAAAGGAAAGCGTCCGCAAGGATCGGGACGAAGTCCTAATTGCAGTAAGTGTGGCAAGTTAAAAGATAAGACATTCTTGACCAGCGGTTATTGTCGAGAATGCAAATCGGAAAATAATTTGCTCAAAAGATTAAGTGCTAGACTTGCTAGAGGGCAGCAGCCTTTAGGCGAAGGTAGAAAGATTTACTGTTGTGAATGTGGAGAAGTTAAAGAGAATGTGCATCAAGGATATTGTTACAAATGCCAGGCTCATAGAGATAGAGAAAGGCGAATGCATAATAAGCAATCGATTGCTTTCGTCACCGCTGAGCGCAACAGGGTTAGCAAGCGACTCAAAACGGATCCTATTTACAAATACAAAAGAATGGTCAATGTGTTTACTAACTATGCTACTAGACTGCAAATTATTTTGCGCCAGCCATGTGAAGTTTGCGGAGGCACGGTGAAAGTTGATGCACATCATGATGACTATGGCAAACCACTGGAAGTTAGATGGTTATGTAGAAGCCATCACAATAAGCATCATCAAATACATGGTGAAGGAATGATCCCACATGACTTTATCGATCATTTAATAGCAATCGGGATATTAACAAAAGAGGAACACTAATATGAGCACCACAGGCGGAACAACCGGAGTAGTTACTCCCCTTAATCCATTAACACCAGTTGCCAACTTAGGCAATCAATACATTAATGGTATGCGTTTAACATATCTAACTACCACTACTTTCTCAGTTGGCATTGGCGCATGTAGGGATGCATCCGGCCTTACTGATATCGTGATGGGTACATCGATTTACTCATATGCCAATGAATCAAGTGAATACGTAACCCCTCTTCCAGTGGCTGCAGTGGCGAACCTTGCAGTTTCAGGCGCTGGCGGCATAGATGTTGGAACAGTGACAGCATCCAAAAACTATTATGTATACGCTATTGGCGATTCACGCGGGTTTAAAACTGCGTCTGTAGTTCTATCTCTAACGGCTCCAGTTGCAGGTGTTAATACCGGTGGTGCAATCCCTACCGCAGTAACATTGCCAGTTGGTCCAGTGATGCCCATGGGATATGATTGTTGGAGATATATAGGCTCAGTGGCGGTTAATGCATCAAGCCATGTAAGTGTATTCAAACAAACTGGTGCTCAAGCTCTACGTACCATGTGGTTTGATTCTGGCACATTGAGTGAAACAACCGTTGGTCTGGCTATACCTTCCTCGGCCACAGGTGCATCGCATAACACTTTTGCAACTATAGGCGTGCTTACAACTTTGATACCGCAAACCGCACTTGAAGTGATGGTCTACAGTACATTGTTGGCGAATGCCGCAGGTGATGCATTATGGTTAGCCCCTTATGGTGCGACAGGTGCATACACAGGTTACGCTTCCTCCGCTGCAGCTCAAGGCGGCCAGTTATTGAGAGTTCCATGCGCTCTAAACGGTGCCGGTACGCCAATAATGGAAGTTGATTATGCAACCTCCTCAGCAACTGCAACTGTAGGATTCACATTACCAGGTTATATAGACCAGTTATAATGTGTAAGAGAGCACGCAAGGAGGCAAGGAATGAGTTATACCGTAGCGAGTTTGATCACGGATGCATTTTATAGCTCAAGCCTTGTCGCCCGTGAGTTTGAGGCAATTCAGGGTTATCAATTAAATGATGCCCTGATATGGCTCAACCAGATTCTTTTAGATAATTCAACTGATACAGGTGAGATACCTTACATCACCACCTATTTAGAATTTAACTGTGTGCCCGGCCAAGAACAATACTACATAGCTAATCTTATGGACATCCAGTCTATAGTGTTTTTTATAGGCTCTGTGCGCTATCAGATGAAGAGCTTAGGCAGGCATAAGTATTTCGGCACACCGAGAGCTAACAATATCAATGCATTGCCCTTAAGCTATCGTTACGAGCGAGCCTTTAAAGGCATAAATTTATTTCTATATTTCTTCCCGCAAGAATCTTACTTGATGCAGATTGTGGGAAACATGTATATGAATCCGGTTGCGCTTAATCAGGATTTAACGCAATGCATAGCCAATTTGGGTATACCTAGCTTTACAAACATAGCACTACCCAGTTTTACACTTGCGCCTGGTCAGTTTGTAATAAACGGCGTGGACTTGGTTGGAACCTATAATCCTACTATAAGCCCTCCAACAACTGCCTTGCAGAATTTTGTATCTTATATAAGCAGCGGCATAATACCCAATGTGACGGCTGCTATTAGTGGCATACAGTTAATCTTAAGCAGTAGTTTTGGGGATGCCTTAAAACTTACAACTAACGGCATGTCTTTGGTTGGCAGTAATACTATAAGCTTTGAAAACTTTAGTACAATCCAAGGATTTCAGACCAAGAGTTATACAGCACTAGATCAGTTTTATTGTGATTACTTACGCTATAAATTAGCCGACCGCATATGCAAAGAATTTAATTTTGCAACCCCTCCTGGTGTGAAAGAACAACTAGATATTTATACTAAGAAAATTGTCGGAATGGCTGAGCCTCTGGACTTGCAAACCCAAAAGACATCGGTCTTAACCCGAGCTAATGGCATTAATTATGGCCAAATTAATTTGGGCCGGGGATGGTCGGTCAACTGATAGCATTGTGGGTGGTCAACCAAAA